ATTGTGCTTTCAATAGATAAAGTACCAATATTTGAAAAGAATAGGAATGGGGATGTAATAGGTCGAAATATTATAGTCACTATATTTGTTGATGGCAAAATAAGGGTTAAGGGGCCGTCTGATATACAGATGACAACTCATATTTTAAAGAAGGCAATAGAAGCAATACAGAAAGAGAAAGCAGACACCGCATATTCTGGAGTAGAGATAGTAAAGATGATGTAAGGCAAAACGTTATGACCCAAGAAGCAAAAGTCGTTCAGGAATCCGAAGTAACCAATGGGGATTTATGTTCGGTAGATCCTTGGTATTGGGCGTGGTTTAACAAGATAAGGCTTCATTCAGAGGAGTTTACGGAGAAGACGAGAGAATACCAGATTGGAGTAATGCAATCTCATTGCACGAAGAGGGTTTATAAAAAGGCGACCTCTTTAGGGTTTACTGAATCTGAAGTTCTTAGGACATTACATGGAATGATTTACGGTCATTATCCGAAGGGCGTTTTATATCTTTTCCCAACGGGAGATGATGTTTCTGATTTTTCTAAGACTCGGTTCAATCCTCTTATTAGGGAGAATCAAAGAGTGATTGGTCAATATGTTCAGAATACAAATTCAACAGAAGTCAAACAAATAGGGAAGGCGATTCTTTATCTTCGTGGTGCGAGGGCGACACAAAAGGTTGAGAATGAGAAGAAGGAATCTTCTAAGTTGAGATCCATTCCGGTTGATAAGGTAGTTTTTGATGAAGTAGATTTAATGGATCCGGCCATGATTTACTTAGCCCTCCAGCGTATGGGGGATTCAAAAATCAAAGAGGAGGTTTATATTTCAACTCCTACCATTCCTGATTTTGGGATAGACAAACTCTACAATGAATCCGATCAGCAGTGGTGGATTATTAAGTGTCCGGCTTGTAACAAAGATTGTTGTCTTGAAATGGATTTTCCTCATAGTGTTCAATTCAAAAATGGCAAGGCATATCGGGCTTGTGTGAAATGTGGACATGAATTAAATCCTTCAGACGGAGAATGGGTGGCACAATTTTCAGGAAAGGAATTTGAGGGAAAATGGATTTCAAGGTTAAATTCTTTAAGAAACGATCCTGGGGAAATCCTCCGTCAATTTGAAAATCCTCCCGATGGAAATATTGCCGAGGTTTATAACTCCATTCTTGGAATGGCCTATATTGCTGCCGAGAATAGGCTTTCGATAAACGATGTCTTGGCCTGTTGTGGTCCTGATATTTTATCTTCAAGAGATCAGGGGCCTTGTGGGATGGGGGTTGATGTTGGTAAAACCCTTCATGTAGTTATTGGGAAAAAGCCATATGGAACTGGTAAGAAGAAAATAGTCTGGATGGGAGAAGTCAAGGAATTTGAGGATTTGGTTGAGTTGGCGAGAAGATATGGCGTTACTCAGGGTGCAATTGATTATGAACCGGAAACAAGGAAAGCGAGGGAATGGCAGAAGGATGCCGGATTCCCAGTTTATCTATGTGATGAGATGGATAAAGTCAGGGAAGGTCAAAGGACCGATGAGGGGGTCCAGGTAACTAAAATAGCAAGGACTGAACTATGCGATATGACCAACCATGCGATCAAAAAAAGAGAGTATATCCTTCCCAGAAAATGTCCTCAAGTTGATGAGTATGCGAAGCAGTTGAGCAACATGGCTAAGATCCTTGAAGAAGATGAAAAAAGGGGAACGAAGACTTATCGGTATCGGAAGTTGGGGACAGATCATTTTTATCATGCCACTAACTTTTTTGATATAGCGGTAAGGTTTTTACCGGAAGCATTTGACGATCCGATCCGGGATATGGCGAGACAGTTTTCTTCGATGAGAGATAAGCCATATAATCCGTTAACCTTTGGATTGAGTTAGGAGATTCTTATGGCATCAATATTCAGTAAACCCAAAATGCCGGAACCAATAATGGCGCCTCCTCCTCCTTCTACTTCGGATGATAGAGCAGCCCAAGAAGCTGCTGCAAGAGAGGCGGAACGGATAAGAAAAAGAAAAGGAATGGCAAGCACAATAAAAACGGGGCCGGAAGGATTGACCGAAGCACCAACGGTTTTAAAGGAAAAACTTGGATAATCTTCAAACAGACCGGGAAAAAGCAAAGGAGATAACGGATCATCTGGCCATCCTAAGGCTTATACGACAGCCTTATGAAGCCCAGATCGACGAAGTAATTAAGTACGTCAATCACAGCCGAAGAAAAATCATCGATAAAGACATAAACAAGGGATTGAAAACTGGAATCGATGTTTATGATGGGACGGCGATTAGCGCCGCCAATATCTTGACCGATGGTCTTTGTGGATATACGGCCACTCCTTCTCTTATTTGGTACAAATATACATTGCCTGGCAAATTAAATTTTCCCCGAACATCTGGGATGAGGGGATGGTCTGGGAAAAGGATGGATGAATATCCAGAGGTAAGAGAATGGTTAACCGATTGTGAGGATGTTACGTGGTCTGCTTTTCTGAGATCAAACTTTTATGATGTCATTCCTGAATTTATTAAGGACGGAGTTTCTATTGGAACGTCCACGATGTTAATTGAGGAAGATTTAAAAAAAGATCGGATAGTTTTTACTTGCCCTCATTTCAGGGAAGGTTATTTTGCCGAAGATAGGTATGGAGTCGTTGATACTTATTTTAGGGTTTATAAAATTTCTCTACGAGACCTCATTGATAAATTCACGATAGAGAGAATGTCAAAAATATTCTTGGACCTTACAAATATGCTTAAAAGAAATCCCTTTGAAGAAAGGGAGGTTCTCCATGCGACATTTCCAAGACGAGATATTAGTCCATACAGGATTGATAATAAAAATATGCCCGTTGCCTCTTATTGGATTATAATGGATAAGCAAAATGAAATTTTAGGGGAGGATGGTTATGAAGAACTCCCTTCCGTAACGTGGAGATGGAGAAAAAATAATGACGAGATTTGTGGGCGCTCTCCATCGTGGGATGCTTATATTGAAATTATGAAAGGGAATCAGCAGGGAAAAACTAACTTAATCGCCGGACATAAAGCCGTTGATGGACCGATGGTTGCTGTCGAGTCGATGAGGGGAAAAATCTTTAAAGAAGCTGGAGCCACCACATTCGTTCAAAATATGGAAAGAGAAAAGCCCGAACCTCTTTTGACAAATATGCAACTTCCCTATGGGATAGACCAGCAGGACAGGACAGACAAAATTATCAGAGAATTTTTTTATGTAGATTTCTTTCTTATGCTGAATAGAGCGGCGTTTGAGAAAGTAGAATTGACGGCAACCCAGACGATAGGAATGCAGGCAGAGCAGGCTACCGTATTGAGCATAAGAACCGGTAGGCTTGGAAGTGAAGCATATAACCCGACACACGACCGAGTATTTGCGATTGAAGATCGAAATAGAAGGATCCCTATGCCACCCGATTTGCTTCAAGAGCAAATTTTACTTTTGTCAAGAAAAGGTAGAAAAACAAAAATAGAAATAGATTATGTAGGTCCACTTGCTCAAGTTCAAAAAAGGCTTGTTAAATATCAGGCAATCAGGGCTGGCCTTGAATTTCTTGGTTCAATGCAGCAGATCGCTCCCGAATCGATGGATGAAGTTAATATAAGTCAAATAATCAGGGAAGGGCTTGATTCTATTTCTTTCCCCGCTAATTGTCTAAATAGTGATGAACAGAGAGATAAGATTAGGCAAGTAAGACAACAAAAAAGAGAAATGGAAGAGAGTATTCAGGCCGCAGGGGAAATCGGGAAGGTTGTTCAAAGAACGAGCAAAGAAGTTCAACCCGGAAGTCCAATGGAAATGATTATGGGTGGTGGTGGAGGAGTTAAGGAATAATGGCTGAATTTGATTTAGGAGAAAAGAATCCCAGGGAAGGAATCCAAGATAAATATCGTGCATTATTTGATTCTCCTATTGGACGTGAAGTTCTTCGGGATATTCTCCAAAATTGTGAATTTGGTTCAATCCTTCATCCAGAAAATTACATTAAATTTATGTGGCATAATATAGCGGTTACAATTTTAAAAGAATGTGGGATGATAGGGCCTGATCTTATGGATCAGGTAGTCAACGGTTTTTGTAATGTGATACCAACAAACAAAAGGAGGTAGAGAGATGAAGAAGTGGATTTTGAGTGCAATTTCAATTTTGTTAGTGGTTGGGATGTCATGTTTCTCCGTATTTGGGGCAACCGATTACGATCCATCCCAAAACCATGCCGGAAGCGTTGGAAGAGAGGGACACTATTGGGCATTAGGAGGATTCGATAAAGTCCAGATGCCCGAAATAAGCGCCCCATCGGGCAATCCTCCAGCCGATACTGGATGGTTGTATGTCTTGGATGGGGGAGGATCGGTACAGACCCTAAATTTCAAGGATAGGGCAGGGACAATAACAAACCTGTTGTCAGCCGGTTCTACAAAATTAGATGATGTTGGAGACCCCGACGCTAATTGCTCCATCACACTAGGTACTTATACTAATGTGTTTACGGGAGCAGCCACGGCAGCAAACCAGAATCAATTTCTCAATACTGGGAATATGGGAGATTATGCCATCGTCTATATCCAACAGTTGACCGGCACCCCCACGGATGGGAAATTACTCTATGCTACAACGGCGAGCGAGAAGGTAGATGGAATTCACATTTACAACTCGGATCCAGATATTGGAAGCACAAGCGTATTATTGAGGCTCGACTTCGCAGATGATGATGACACGGATGGATATTTTATAGTGGCGAGGGATAATGCCTCCGCCGACACAGAATTTTCCGTTGATATGGTGGGAAATATCATCGGAACCCAGATCACCGTTGCCAGCACAGTCCTCGATGTAAATAGCCTTGATTTTGTGGGTGCGGGAGCTGTTACCACGGGGGCAAGTTCGGCTTTAACTCTAAATATTGCTAATGGAGATGCCGCAGGTGAGGACCTTATTATCACAGCCAACAATATTTCATTGCTTGCAACTGGGGCACTCACCATAAGTCCTGATGCAGCATTGACCACGGCTATAATCCTCACCGATACCGATCTTACCAATGCTCTTAGTGTTGGTGATAATAACATCATCGGGACGACTGGTGGGTTCACTTACACCGCTTGGAGCATAGACGCAAGCGGAAATTTTACCACGACTGGCACCATATCGGGAGTCACAATACTCCAGGATGCGATAGCGGCTAAATCTGCTGCTACCACATTAACTTTAGACGGTAAGGGGACTGGAGGAGTCTCAATAGGAACGGTTGCGGGGACAGGAGCCGTTACTCTTGGGGGTGGGGGGTTTGCCACTTTAGTCAACCTTCCATTAACGGTAGACTTGACGTTGGCAGGGGGACAATTAAGTATCACTGATACAGCCAACGCTGATCTTGTAACCCTTGTCAATAGTACAGTAACGACAGCAGAGATTTTAGATATTACCGCTGGTGGGACGAGGACATCGGGATCTATAATTAAAATTACCGATGCTGCCACCACTGCAAATACCATCACTATAACAGCCAATACCCAAACATCGGGAACTGGATTTTCTTATACGAATACTGGGCAAGCATTAAGTGGATCGGCTATTTATCTTGCCGTCACCGACCATGCTAACTTCACTGGATATTACATCAGGGCTTATGATGGTGCAGCTGATGACTTTTCGGTTAAGAGATATGGGGCAACTATCATTGCCGGTAATGCCTCTGGTACGGATGCTCTCACTCTTACTAATGGGGATATTCTGGTTACTGCTGG